CACGTATGCAGAATCTGCTGCACGTAAAGCCTGCCAAGACCTCAAGGTTGGCCCCTACTACGAAGGCCCGATCCCTCCCCAGTTCAACGCTGACGGCACGCCTTACGCTGCTCCTACTGAACCGGAGACAGAAGCATGACCGACACCAGCGCCGACAAGGCCAAGGCCCTTGAGATCCTGACCTCCGCCGAGGCTGTGACCGGCATGGATCTTTCCACCGTGCGTTGGGCCGTGGCCCGGCAGGGTGACACCAAGCCAGCCCCACAAGACAACGACACTACTCAGCCCGATGGAGGTGATGTATGACGCTTGTTTGGCGGCCAGGGTTTCAGTTTGATGCTGATGCCTCCACTTACATCGAAGCGGTGGAGGCTGCTGATACACAGTCGCTGGAAACTGGTGTCCGCTACGCCATCAATGATTTCGTCATTGGGTGTAAGCAGGACGGTATTTGGTCAGCCATTAAGGCGAGCTGCATTCTGGCTGGGGCTAGAACTCTTGCTGGAGCACTAACTCCACTTGCGGGGACGGCTCCGACTAATGTCAATTTCGTTTCTGGTGATTACAACCGAAAGACGGGGTTGGTGGGGGATGGGAGTACAAAGTATCTAAACAGCAACCGAGCCATAAATGCAGATATAGCGACTAACCATCACGTCGCTACTTACATTTCAACGTTTGCAACTAGCGCATGGGTTGGATATGCTACAAGCGATTCTTACACCTCTATTGAATCCAGCGGTCTGTACTGTGGACCGGCCAGCCCAGCCGCAAGCATTGCAAATGGAGCCACGGGCCTAGTAGGCGTATCCCGAAACTCCAGCTCTTCTTTTTCTGCAAGAAGGCAGGCATCATCAGTCACGGTGACAACTACTTACGGCTCAAAATCTTTAACATCGACCATTCCAGTCTTTGCTTTTCGCAATAGTAACACCAGCATCGGAAGCTACTCATCTGCTCGCTTAGCCTTCTACAGCATCGGCGAATCCCTAGACCTCGCCCTCCTTGACACACGCGTCACCGCCCTCATCACCGCTATCGGAGCAGCAATACCATGACACCCACACAAGTCTATAACACTAGGAGGGCTCGATAATGCCGATCTACACGCCGGGGAAGGTGGTGTTGCGTAAAACCTGGCAGCCGATGGACGCTGACGCGGCTGCCTACATCACCGCCGTGGAAACCGCAGACGGCCAAGCACTGGAGGAAAAGGTCAAGATCGCCATCGATAACTTTGTGCTGGGCTGCAAGGCAGATGGTATCTGGACGGCGATTAAGGCTTCCTGCATCTTGGCTGGGGCTCGCACGTTGACTGGCGCTCTGGTGCCGCTGGTGGGGTCTGCGCCGACCAATTTCAACTTTGTGGCAGGAGATTACAATAGGAAGACGGGGTTGGTAGGGAATGGGAGCACGAAGTATTTGAACAGCAATAGGAATGACAACGCTGATCCGCAGAATAATTTCCATGCAAGCGTGTACGTTTTTTCAGCCAGCACAGGCATACATGCGTATTTAGGTGGCAGCACTGCTGGTGGGCAAACCTTAATAACAAGAAACGACTTCACTAACGGTATTGATTTTAGGTGTCGCTCTGGAAGTGTTGGATTGATTACTGGATCTCCTGGTCAAAATCTATTTCTAGGTGTCCAGCGAGGCTCATCAGCTTCTTATACTGGTCGGCAAAATCTTATTAGTAGTACCAAGAATGAAAGCTCGACAGCTCCAGCCTCTGCAGATATCCTTATATTTGCCCGCAATACAATCCCAGTTGGTTTGCATTCAGACGGTCGCATCGCCTTCTACAGCATCGGCGAATCCCTAGACCTGGCCAAACTCGACGCCCGCGTCACCGACCTGATCAACGCGTTTGGAGCTGCTATCCCATGAACGAGCCACTAGACACTGCCACTACTCACCTTGGGAGGATGATGCGATGAGTTGGGTTATTACAGGTTCCGAAAAGACACCGGTTGATCCGCAGTTCACCAGTGTGTCGTTGTTGCTGCATGGCAATGGGGCTAACGGCAGTACGACGATTACGGACAGTAGCCCTACACCTAAGACGGTTACGGCTGTTGGTAATGCTCAGATTTCTACGGCGCAGAGCAAGTTTGGTGGGGCAAGCATTGCGTTTGACGGGAGTGGAGATTGGCTTACAATTTCTCGTATTGCACTGACCGGTGATTTTACAATTGAGTTTTTTGTCAGACTCAATAGCGCATCTAATGATGCGATTATTGCAGTAGGGGATTCAATTTTTTACCAGCTACTAAGATTGAACGAAAACGGGATTGCGGGTAAAATTTCTGCTTACATAGGCTCCGGCTATGTTTTTAGCTCTGTAACTTCCGGTATAGCGGCTAACACTTGGAATCATGTTGCCTTAGTGCGGTCTGGCGTAACATTTTATTTATTTGTTGAAGGTCAACAGCTTGCCGTAAACACATCTCCAGGAACTGAAGCCAGAGGCCCATTAAGCCTAAATCTTATCGGCGCTGGCTACACTGGCATCCACGCCTTAAATGGGTTTATCGACGAGTTTAGATGCTCAAATGTCGCCCGTTACACCGCCAACTTCACCCCACCCACCGCACCGTTCCCGGACATCTGAGCAGGGTCACTAGTGTCCCCGGTTTCTATGGCTGACACCGATATAACCGAAGAAGAAAACGAACGCCGTTTTAGGGAATGCCTTCGCCTGATCGAGAACGTCACCCGTGAGCAACTGGTGGAGCTGATGGGTGAGGGTTTCCTTGAAGAGTATCGCCGCATCGCTCAGCGCCGTTAGCAGGGCTTGACGCCTTGTGGTACTGTGGTAGGGCAGCGGTGCGCAAACACCCTGCCCCATGACCGCCGATTGGAGGATCGACGATGACCGACTTTAACACCGACAACACCACTGTTTATTTCCAAAAGGGCGACGAGCGTCTCGCCATTTGGACTAACAATAAAGATCGGTGGACTTTCACAGATTTCACTACCCACAAAACTCGTCGTTACACAAAGCAGTTGGCAATGGCATTGTCAGCATCTTTGGCGGCTGAGGGATATGCGATGACAATCTATCGTTAGTGTAAACCCGTATTATCCTGAGACGCTTAGTACAATGATCCGTTTCTTTTCTGAACTCACTAAAGACTTCAATCCAGAGCGCAGGGAGCGTATCGAGCAACGCAAAATGGAAATTCAGTGTGATATTACTGAAGTTCCAGAAATGTTTGATTTGGTTTGGCCAAGTTGGATTGAACCAGACAAAGATCAATAGTTTACACAACTAAACGCTGGCAGCAGGTTTTCCCTCCTGGTTTTACTGCGTAAGTCCAGCCGATGCCTGTTGGCGCAGGCATCACCCGGAGCTTGTTCCAGCAAGCTCTAACGAAGAGGGGCTGCAACCCCTCTTCACTCCATTTCAGGGCCAGCAATAATTACAGTCACAGCAAAAGGTTTGGCCCGTAAGGCGGCCAAATCAGGCCCGCGTGGCGTTAACCCGTTGCTGGCGATGTGTCAGAAAAACGGCTATTGTTTGACGTGTTCCCGCTCTGCTTCGGCATCGGGCATCGGTTCAGGAGGCGTCCGTTAACGTCTCCCCGAATAACACCCCCTATGCCTAGCTCCGGGACGCCGGATGACGCACAAACCTGGGGGTCACTGGGTTGGAAGCCAAAGGGAAAGGCACGCGGACAACGCACTCAGTAGCTGGTTCGAGTCCAGCTCAACCCCTGAACGACACAGCAGGCGCCGCGTGGTATAAGGTGGTGGAGCAGCGCAGTCTCACCTGCCTGCCCCGTGACCAATCCGTTGGAGGACGGACTGATGCCAGAATCGTACAAGACCCCGCTACCGGAGGATCGCCTACAGCCCGGCGACATTTGGCGGCACAAGGGTATGGGCCTGCTCTACGTCACCGATGAAGATCGTGACGCGCATCCTGGGTATTGGAAGTGCTACTGGAGCATGAAGGGTAACCCCAACGCGCCATGGACATTCATGGATCCCAGCAGGACAGAGCATCTGACGCTTGTAAGCCGCTGGGGCGAGCAGGATGAGAACGGTGAATGGCGGCTGAAGCCCCACAAGTGAGACACACTAAAAATCTTTTCGACGATTTGCCTGAGTCGTAAACCCCGGCATCACTCTTTACCCATTTTCACAATGTCTGAAAAAGCTAACGCTTCCCTTACCGTTAACGGTGTCGATTACAT